TAAACAGGTATGAAGAAACATCTGTTTTACCTAACGGAGTTGTTAGAAGCACCATTCTTTCGTCGGGAGATATTTATTCGACCGAATACTCGCTGACCACCACGGACACCACGATAACAAAGGAGACGGAAACCAAAACGGTAATCGCTGCAAGCGGACTATACGGATATGCAGGAACCGCGTTAAAGGTCACAGGCGGCATGAAGTCTATCGAGATTGGCTTGCAGTACATACATAGAAACAGATGGTTTGTAGGCGCTGGAATAAACTATTTAACAGACCCATTCATACGAACCGCAACACCCATAGGGCGAGTAGGGGTAACTGTAAAAGTTGGTATAAAATTGTAGTTTCTACATACGTATAAATAATATATATTTGCAGTAGAAGTTTTGGAAAACTAAAAGCTGTAAATGAAAGGAGTTCACGAATTTATAATTGAGATTAAACAAGCCTTCGATAACACAATCGAATACGGTTCTTTAAAATTACACACAGACCACAGGACAAAGCAACAAGAGCAGAGCAACAGGAAAGGAGTTGTTATCAGTTTGCCTATGTCTCAAAGTACGCACATCAAACAAGGGGCTGAAGTCATTATAGACCCAACCGTTTTGTTTAAACAAGTGTACAACGGAGAGATGGAGGACAGTCGCTTCTTGGTGGATAAGGAAAAGGGCTGGTACAGGGTTTTGCCTGATATGGTTCTTTTGTACAAAAATCCCAGAGACAAGGAGTTCTCAGGAAGCAAACAGAATTTATTCATAAAGCCCATAAAAGATGAAGTCACTAAGATAGGCAGCATCTTTATTCCTAAACCCGAGAACGAACAAGAATCTTTAGGAGAGGTGGTTCACGGAAACAAGGAGATTTCCGAGGTAGAGGGCATAAACAAGGGGGCTGTTATTTTTTATAAAAAAGACAGGAAATGGGAGTTTGATATTGAGGGGGAAAAACTTGTATTTATAAGGAACGTAGATGTTCTCGGGGTAAAACAAAGGCAAAATGAGTAATGACAAAAGCACCAAGGAAAACAAGGAGACAGAAGCCAAGCCCAGCGAGTACTACAAGGGCATGGTTCCTACGCTTATAAACAAATATAAGCACCTTGTTATTCAATGCTTTACCATTGTTGACGAGCCAATAGATAGCGAGTTATCTGCCGACAAAAGACACGCTGAATTGCGGTCAAAGCGAGACGCCATGACAGACGCGCAGCACTACGCGAAACAAATAGATGATCTGGAAAACGTTCGTAACGGCGTATTTCTCTCTAAATCAAGTGACGCCGAAGAAGACGCTAAAGAGTCTGCCGACTCTGTTAACTGGGCGAAGAGAAAGGCGAAGAAACCTAGCTAATGATATACTACTTAGGCGACGAAGTTACCGACGAGGTAATTGATGCCAAGAAAAAACAAAGAAAAAACAAGGTTAAGGCTTGGGATTACGGCTACGACAAGGAGTCGGATATTATCTGTATATCCAGAGACGGAACACTTGGCAAGGTGTTTAATATAAGCGGGTTAAATATTGGATTACCAGCCGTTCCAAGCGATAAGACTCAAATAATAAATCACGATAAGCCTAGCTATAAACAGAAATGGGAGCGCAAGGGAGAGCCGGAAGGGCTTAATGTAGAAACAGTAAACGAGAAAAGATTCTCTAGCTACATAGATCAAGAGTTCACTAGACGAGACAGAGGTGTGTTTGTTTACATTAATGGTAGCCCTGTTTATACGACAGGAACCATGTATAATTTCCTTAACTGGATTAAACTAGACGAAGGCTACCCTACTTTTAGAATCATACAGAACGAGCTTATGATTTTTTGGGAAGCATGTAAGGCTGACTCTAGGTCTTACGGAATGTGCTACGTTAAGAACCGTCGTTTCGGATGGAGTTCTCTATGTATCGGGGAACTTATTGACGCAGGAACAGAAACCATGAACTCTTTGCTTGGCATTATATCCAAGACCGGAGAGGATGCTAGGAATATGTTCTCTAGGCTCATCAGGGCGTTCAAAAAGATACCCTGCTTCTTCACTCCTATTTGGGATGGAACAAGTACACCTAAAAAAGAATTAAACCTAACAGAGCCTACGAGAAAGCGTTCTACGAAAGCTGGGATGGTTAAGAAGAGTGAGGACGAGGAAGGACTTGATACAACGGTTAGGTTTTATGCTACTGTATTAAACTCAATGGATGGCGAGCGCGTGTATCGCTCCGCTATTGATGAAGGTGGTAAGTTCCCTAAAGATGTTCCTTTCGACAAGTATTGGAACGTTGTAAAAACATCGCATAGGCTTGGTTCCCGAATAGTAGGAAAAACCATGATCGGCTCTACTATGAACTCAAGGGAGAAAGGCGGAGCTGAGTTCCTGAAAGTTTACAACGGCTCAGACCCATCAAAAAGAAACAAGAACGGACAAACGCCTTCAGGACTATACAAACTATTTATTGACGCGGCATACTGTATTGAAGGTTACTTCGACGAGTTCGGCTTCAGTATTGTGGACGACCCCGACGAGCCTGTTAAGAATGAGTTTGGAGAGACAAGGACTAACGGGGCCATAACCTACCTAAACAACGAAGCCGAAGCACTCAAACAAGAAGACCCTGAAGCTTATTATGAATTTCAGAGGCAGTTCCCAAGAACAGAAGATCACGCTTTCCGAGACGAGGCAGGAGACTGCGCGTTTGATGTTGGTAAGATATACGAGCAACTTGACTACAACGAGGACGATCTTGGCGAGACAGAGGTGCAACGAGGAAATTTTCAATGGAAAGGTGGGGTACAAGACTCTGAGGTAGAGTGGGTTCCTAATCCAAGAGGACGATTCAGAGTGAACTGGCATCCTCCTGAAGAAGTAAGAAACAAGTGGCGCTGGGCGACAAGGCATGGAATAAGAGCTAAGGAGCCAATCGGAGGAGATTTAGGCTCTCTTGCCTGTGACCCTTACAACCGTTCTCAAACAGTTGACGGCAGAGGTTCCAAAGGTTCTATACACGGACAAACAAAAGGAATATTCTCAGACTTAATAGGCGACTCCGATAGCTTTTTTCTTGAGTACATAGACAGACCAAGGACGGTAGAGCTTTTCTTTGAAGATGTTATAATGGCTTCCGTTTATTATTCTATGCCTACGCTTATTGAGCTGGCAAACGAGAAGTTTCTGACTGTAATAAAAGACAGGGGTTACAGGTGGTTCTCTATGAATCGACCAGATAAGAAGTGGAAGGACTTGTCGCCTACCGAAAAAGAGTTCGGAGGAGTACCAGCACAAGGACAAAAGATAGGAGACGCGCAGTTCTACGCGGTTGAAGCTTTTATCAACAATCACGTTGGAGTAGAGAACAGGATTGACGAGGAAAGGCGAAATAGAATGTACGGGGAAATGGGAATGAAGATGCCTTTTAACAGAACGCTTAGGCAATGGAAAGACGTTGACCCTGGCAAGCGTACAAAATACGATGCCTATATCAGTTCGAGCTTGGTAATCATAGCAAACCAAAAACGGAGGGTAGTCAAAAAAACAGAAGAGAATAAACCTATTAGGATGCCGCTATCAACTTTTGATAATAAAGGTAGCCGAAGCAAAAGAATATAACTAAATGAGTAGAGACAAAAGCAAAAACCCTTATCCCGATCCATTAGCCTCAAACGAGGAAAAACAAAGTCCTGAGTACGGCTTAAAATACTGCAAGTACGTTTCAGATCAATGGTTTAACGGTAAAATAATTAGCGAAGGTTGCAGTTTTCAAGAGCGCCAAACATGGGTTCGAGACAGAAGGCTTTACGCTAAAGGAAAACAAGACCAAACCAGATACAAGGACGTGGTTGCCAGAGAGAAAGAAGACTTATCTTTCCTTAATCTGGATTGGCGACCAACAAATCTAGCGGGTAAATTTGTTCGCCTTGTTGCCGGAGGAACAGACGAAGAGAACTACTCAGTAAGCACGCAAGCTCTTGATAGGTTGGCTGGCAAAAACAGAGATGAAAACAAGAAAACACTTAACAAAAACCTAGAATCCAAGAAACTTCGTAAAGAAGCTAAGAACTTACTAGGTATAGACATGACTCCCAAGAGCTATGTTCCTGAAGACGACGATGATTTAAAAATGTATCTTGACGTTAAGTACAGACCTAAGTGCGAGATCGCGGAGGAGATACTTATCGGCTATGTTATGAAGACAAATAACTGGCACAACATAAAGGAAAAAATAAACGAAGACCTTGCTGTTACAGCCATGGGTATAACGAAAGTGAGAACAGATAATCTTAATGGCGTTGTTCCCGAATACATAGACCCTGCCACCTTTATTCATAGCTACGTAAGAAGCAAAGACTTCAACGATATGAAGTATGGCGGTCACGTTGAACCAACCACGATAGGGGATTTAAAAAGAAATGGAGGCTTCAGCGACAACGAGCTAAGGGATATAGCTAAAACCTATGCTCCTGTAAATGAGCTTGGTATAAGGGATATAGCCGAAACCCCTATGACTTCTCTTACAGAAATGAAGGTAGATGTGCTTCACTTGTCATTCGAGACAACAAAGACTTTAGCCTACAAGAGAAGGAAAACAAAGCATGGCAACTTTTATTCTCCTCGAAAAGACACCTACAACCCACCTAAAAGAAGTGACTACGATAGAGCTGATAACACTTTTAATACTTGGTATGAATGCTCTTATGTGGTAGGCACGGATTACGTGTACAACTACAAGGAGTCTGAAAACATTTTAACAGACGAATCCGACAACGCGCTATCGGATTATGTTATTAGAACTTCTGATTGGTTTGAGAACAAGCCCCACTCTTTTGTTGAGGAGATAGAGCCTGTGTTAGACCAGATGCACTACACGCTCCTGAAGCTACAACACCTTGTCGCGGAGATAAGACCTAACGGAGCGAATATTGATCTTGACATGCTTGCTGAGTTGGAGAGCGCCACGAAAGGCGGAGAAAAAATGAGCTGGCAAGAGATACTTGCTATGTTTCAAACAAAGGGTATCACTTTTAGTAAGCGATCCAACATGGGGGAAGACGGAATAAAAGACGGGAGCGCGGTTCAGACCACTTCCAATGGTGTTCCGGCTAATCTTCCTCACTTGCTGGAGATACTACAAGAACA